TGCCCTATGTGTGGCGAACTCGACTGATGTAGACTGAGCGCAAAGGGGAACACATGACGGTAGTTGCAGCGTTAGTCACCAAGACCGGCTGGGCCTACATGGGCGCAGACATCGGCGCAAGTACCGAGGGTTCCTACTCGCTCATGGCTGACCCAAAGGTCATGTCGTTCTACGATGACAGCCTCGTGGGATACGCCGGTTCCATCCAGCAGGGGCGCAGGGCCTTTAACTTCCTCATGGACATTGCAGGGCCGAACAAGGTCAAGGCGTTCGAGGATGCCTGGACTAAGGATGACTACGGAGACACCGACTTCTTGTTCGTGGAGCAGGGCCGGATTTACGAAATCCAGTCCGATGGCTCGGTGGTAGAGATACGCCAGAACGCCGATGGCACGGTCTACTCGGCAATCGGTGGAGGCGCACCCGTAGCTCTCGGGGCGCTCTATGTAGACCACATCGACATGAACTCCGTACTGCAGGCCATTGATGCTGCGAGCGCACACATCCCAGGCATCTACGGCCCACCGGTACTTATCGACTGTCCACCGAACTAAGGAGAATTATGAGTCTAAAGACCGAGCAAATAGCAGTAGCCAAACTCACGCCTCATCCCAAGAATGTCCGACAGGGCGATGTAGGGGCTATCAGCATGAGCCTAGAGATGCATGGACAGTACCGGCCAATCGTGGCACAGAAGTCCACCGGCTACATCTTGGCTGGCAATCACACCTACAAGGCAGCCATGAGTCTCGGCTGGAAGGACATCGCAGTCACCTACGTCGATGTAGATGATGACCAAGCACTTCGCATTCTGTTGATGGACAACCGAGCCAACGACATCGCCTCGTATGACGAGGGTGGGCTGGGCGAGGTGTTGTCGCTGCTGATGGACACCGAAAAGCAGTTGGCAGGCACGGGTTTCAATCCTGAAGACCTAGACGAGCTACTGGCGCTAGTCACCGGCATCGCTACGCTAGATCCGGCAGAGGCGTTTGCAGCAATCCCTGATGGAGACCGCCCTAACGCTACGCAGATGACGTTCATGTTGACACTCGACCAGGGCGAGATGGTCAAGGAGGCGTTGGCGCTTGCTAAATCGGTAGATGGATACGACCTAGACACCGGCAACGTGAACTCTAACGGCAACGCCCTAGCTCTAATAGCGCAGGAGTTCATTCGTGTCATCCGCTAAGGATCTAATCGTCAAGCCCATAGGCAGCGCTGATGCTCGGGCGTTTGTGAAAAAACACCACTACTCCGGTAAGGTCGCAGCCAACTCTCAACTTCATCTAGGTGTGTTTTGGAACGGAAAACTAGAAGGCGTGATGCAGTTCGGCCCATCTATGGACAAAAGCCACAGCATCCGGCTTGTGGAAGACACAGGCTGGAATGACTTTCTCGAACTGAACCGGATGGCCTTCAGCGATGTGCTGCCTCGGAACTCCGAGTCTCGGGCTATCGCCGTCGCTATGCGCCTCATCAAAAAGCACAGTCCAAACATCCAGTGGGTCGTTTCTTTTGCTGACGGTACGCAATGCGGAGACGGCACTATCTATCGAGCTAGTGGCTTCGTATTGACCGGAGTGAAAAAAAATAAAACAATTATGGAACTCCCAGATGGAAGAGTCGTTGCTGACATCAGTCTGAACATCTCTGGCAGAACTACGGGGAAGACTGCATCATGGTGGCGCAAGAATGGTGCTAAGTCGCTGGAGGGCTTTCAACTTCGGTATGTCTACTTCTTAGATCCAACGGCTCGGGAACGACTGACCGTGCCAATCCTTCCCTTCTCTGACATTGATAGACTGGGAGCCAAGATGTACCTCGGTGAAAAACCAGGCGTGGGTGGTGTAAGCAACACATCTAGCAACCTGCTAGGGAATGGCGGTGCAAGTCCGACCCCCACGCTCCACCAAGAGGATTGAACCCATGACGAGTGAAAACGACATTGAACTGATAGACAAAGAGCGCAAGGTGTTAGAGCTACGCCGTGCCGGATACACCTTTGATGACATCGCTCGCAACGTAGGCTATTCCAGCCCCTCGGGTGCGTTCTACGCCCTGAAACGAGCATTGAAGCGCACGCTCCAGCAACCGGCTGACGAACTGCGTGAGATGGAAACGGATCGCCTAGACCGCCTCCAGGCTGCGGTATGGGCTAAGGCGCTACAGGGTGACACAAAGGCCGTGGACTCCGTACTGCGTATTATGGATAGGCGAGCCAAACTTATGGGGCTGGACTCGCCAACGAAGGTTGCTGCAGAGGTGACCTCGTATGAAGGCGGAACCGAAATTGACAGAGAAGTCGCAAGGCTCGCAGAACTCCTCGCATCGAATAGCAGCGAGTCGAGTGTTATGGGCGAACCAACTAGCACGCCCTGAGCAAATCCCCGATGAGGGTGACTGGTCGGTCTACCTCTACCTCGCAGGCCGAGGCGCTGGCAAGACCCGTACCGCAGCCGAGTGGATAGCCTGGCAAGCGATACGCCAGCCAAACACCCGATGGGCCGTAATCGCTGCCACCTTCTCTGACGTTCGAGGAACCTGCGCCGAGGGGGAGTCTGGCCTTATCAGCATCCTGCGCCGGTATGGGGTGCTTCGTGCCTACAACCGCAGCCTCATGGAAATCAGGCTGACCAACGGATCGCTCATCAAACTCATCTCAGCCGAGGAGCCTGACCGACTACGAGGCCCACAGTTTCATGGAGCCTGGTGTGACGAGTTGGCAGCATGGAACTACCCCGAGACGTGGGAGCAACTGCAGTTCACGCTACGGCTGGGAGACCATCCACAGACCATCATCACCACCACGCCACGCCCCACCAAAATCATTAAAGAGCTAGTGGCGAACAAGGATGGTCTGACCCAAGTAGTTCGAGGCTCCACGTTCGATAACGCCAAGAACCTCGCTCCATCGTTCCTGACCAACCTGCGAGCCAAGTACGAAGGCACACGTTTGGGTAGGCAGGAGTTGTATGCCGAGGTGATGTCCGATACCGAGGGCGCACTATGGCGCCACCAAGACATTGAAGAAACCCGAGTGGAGGCCCTGCCCGAGATGGTTCGGGTCATCGTGGCAGTAGACCCAGCCGTGACCTCGGGCGATGACTCAGACGAAACCGGCATCGTGGTTGTGGGTAAGGGGGTCGATGGTAGGGGATACGTCATCGCAGACCGCTCGTGCCGTGACACCGTGCTGGGCTGGGCGCAACGAGTGGTCGCAGCCTACGAGGAGTTCGGCGCTGACCGAGTGGTGGCAGAGAAGAACCAGGGTGGTGACTTCATCGAGCAGACGATTAGATCCGTGCTACCGACCGTGGCCTACAAAGGAGTGACGGCACGAGTAGGCAAACGCCTCCGTGCGGAACCCATTGCAGCCCTCTATGAGCAACGCCGTATCAGCCACGTTGGTTCTTTTGATAAACTAGAAGGGCAGATGTTGGAGTGGCTTCCCGATAGCGGAACTTCCCCTGACCGACTCGATGCTCTCGTTCATGGCCTGACCGAACTGGGCTTCGCTACCGGTGGATCTGCAGACCGCTTCTTTGCATCACTCGCCCCACTCTGCCCGAACTGCTCTCACCCGAACGCTGCCGATGCGCCTAACTGTCTAAGTTGTGGCAAGATGTTCGTTGAGGCATACTCCACACACACATCCGTAGGCTTCCCAGACTTCTCTAAGTAATCGAGTGAAGTCCAAGTCCACCAAACCGCAGTTCTCGCAAGTCCAAACTAATCTCGGGGCAATCCAGCAATGGTCACTCCAAGATAAACACATACAGCAAAGGTACTAAATGGCAATCTTTGGTCGCAACAAGAACGACAATGCTGAACTCATAGAGCAAATCGTTAGCGAACTCAAAAAGGCGCAGAACAACCTCGGCGTGACACCGATGTCCAGCGCAGCACCATACGCTTCAACCGGAACCGGCGCAGGTGGTCAGGGGCTAATCCAAACCCCAGGCCGTGAAGCCACGCCTCTACCTCGCTTTGCCGATGCCTTCGGGTCACAGCTCGGCCCATCAGCGCCATTCATTCCAGCGCCCCTAGACCCCGTCTTCGATGACTCGGGCCGTGCGCTCCCCAGGCTCTATGAGTTCCCCGTAGCGTGGAACCTCAACCTCACCACACAGAACGTTCCCTGGACTGTCCTTCGTGCGCTCACGGATCAATGCGACATCGTTCACCGTTGCATCGAACTCTGCATCTCTGCCCTAGTCAAGATGGACTGGTCGTTCAAGGTCGATGAGTCAGTCATTGCCCAGATTATGAATGAGCAGAACTGCTCGCACGCCAAAGCCTCACGCATCGCTCGTGATGAGTACGCCGAAGAACTAGACCGCCTACGCAAGTTCTGGGAGAACCCCTACCCTGACCTCGGGCGTGGCTGGGTCGAGTGGCTCACCGAGTTCCTGTGGCAGCACTACGCCTTCGATGGAGTGCCGGTCTACGCTCGCTACACCATCGGCAAGGACATCCTCGGCTTTGAGATTATTGATGCGCCGACCATCAAGGTCTTGCTCGACAATCGAGGTGCAGTACCTACGCCTCCGAACCCTGCCTACCAGCAGGTGCTATGGGGCTTCCCTCGTGGCGAGTACCAAGCAACCCCTGAGGCCGATGGCGAGTTCTTCGCTGGCCCAGGTCGAGGCAATGAGTACCTCCGAGACCAACTCTCCTACTTCGTGCGCAACCGGCGCACCTGGTCTCCTTATGGCTTCAGTTCAGTAGAGGAAGCCGTACCAGCAGCGACCCTCTACCTCGAGCGCCAGAAGTGGATGAACTCCGAGTACGCATCCGGCACGATGCCGATGACGTTCATGGTGACTGACTCTGACGAGATGGACATCCGCAAGTTGGCTGAGTTTGAACGCCTGTTCAACGACAAGCTCATGGGGTCAGCCACCGAGCGCCACCGTGTCAAGGTTTTGCCTAAGGGCTTCCACCCCCAGGCGATGCCCACAGTCGATGAGCGCTACAAATCCGACTATGACGAATTCATCATCAAGCGCATCGGGTCAGCCTTCGGTGTATCCCCTAGCCAACTCGGTGTCATCCCACGCTCGGGCCTCGGCGGTAAGGGCGAACACGATGGCGAGATGGATCAGAGCGAAACCGTCAGCCTCAAGCCAATGGTCGGCTTTATCACCGAAGTCATCAACTCTCTCTGTCGGCGCTACCTCGGGTCAGACAAGAACGTCACCTTCGCCATGCAGGACAGCGAACTGGTGCAGAACCAGTTGGAGCAGGCTAAGGCGCTGCAAACCTCCATCAACTCGGGTGCTAAGACCCTGAACGATGTTCGTGGCGAACTCGGCCTACCTCTTTACGAGATGCCCGAAGCCGATGAGCCGTTCGTGGAGACCCCCAATGGGCCGGTCTTCCTACGAGGCACGATGATGATGAACACCTCTGGGGAAACTGTCGAGCAGAAAGACGAGACCAATGGCGGAGTATTACACCTACAAGACCAAGAAGGCCAAAGTCAAAGCGCACAAGGCCAAGACGCACAAGGCCAAAGTCCACAAGGCAACCAGCCCCAAGAACCCAGCAGTCCGAGCAAAGAAGCGCACGCTGAGTTAACGGCCTACCGCAAGTTCGTCAAGGCCCGAGTGGCTAAGGGAACGTGGCGTGACTTCGTGTTCCACGAGTTAGACCCGAACACGGCTGGCGAACTGAACGCCGAAGGCCAAGCCCGAGTGCTGAA